ATTTAAATGAGCATACTCATCTATACCTTCAGGTACTCTAGTTTCTTGAATAGTTAATGGAAATTTATTTGCACCAAACAATACATCAATCAATTGACCATATGCTGCTAGTACTTTTGTTTTAGTTACTTTAACAAAGACTCTTGATTTCTCATGGTCTCTAAAAGCTACATTTTTAAAATATCTTCCTCGATAATTATGGAAAGATTGTAACCATCTATCCTCATCATCTTCTCTAGTAGTTTCACATTGTTGAAATCTAGAGTTTATTTTAGCAACAAGATTAGAAATAGTTTCATTTTCTTTTGCTTCATCCATAGTAGAATTTGTATCTTCTCTAATCTGGTCGTAGGTAGCCATATATAATTCCTTAAATTATTTGTGCAGTAATATAATAATACACTTATTATTACCCTTTGTCAACTATTTTTTTAATTTCTACTATAACACTATTAGGAATTATAGTACTATTTCCAATCTCTTCAATTTTACCTGTAGCTTCATCAGCCAAAGAATAATCTCCAAATATTCTAGTAACTCCTTTAGTTTGAGTTAATAAATGACCTTTAGTAACACATATTGGTAACTTAGCTTTCTTACAACCTTCCATACTTTGCCACGAACTGTCTGAGCAAATATCAAGCCAGTATACAGCAACAAGAGGATATCGGTCTATTTCTCTTTTTGCTTTAGGATTTATTTTTATTTTTCTCTTAACCATTATCTTTTTTCCCCTCCTGTTCTTGTTTCATTTTATCAAATCCTTTTTTACCTTTTCCATAGGGATTAAACTCTCCTTTACCTGATACATTTTTATCTTTAGCCCAGTCAGTAAATTGGTCTTTAATTCCACCAGCATCTGAGTATTTATAGATATTTAATTTAAATATTTGTTGTATATGTTTTTGTTTTAAATATTCTTGTAGTTCTTCATATGACATTACCTCATCATATTCTTTATTAGTCTTTTTATTTTTAAAAGTATATAGTGGCATTAGAAATACTTTCTTAATACTTCTAGTTGGTCATCATACTTAGCTATCATTTGTAATTCTTTTTCAATAGTTTCTATAATATCAGAATGTTCTCCAATCCCTATTGAGTTATTTAAATATATCTCTACATTTGCAGAATGTTTTTTTATATGACCTTCTGCGTGTGCTATTAAACTTTCTTTTATTTTATCTCTCATATTAATATCCAAATGTTGGGTCTGATGGTGTCCATCGTTTTTTGTTTGACATTTCTTCCCATACTGAAGTTGCTCTAGGTCTAGACATAACTAAATATCTTAGAGCATCATAAGCATGGTCGGATGCTTTTGTATCGACATCCTCTGGTCTACTAGGGTCAATAGGTATAGATTGTATTTCTCTAATTAGGTTTGGGCAAGATTTAAATATCTGAAGCTTAGGTCGACCTTTGTCGTTTAGTTTTAATCTTTCATGTATTTGTATCTTGCCTTGAATTCTGTTCTTGTCAGCCCTTCTAAGCTTATGTCCTGCCTTGGATAGTACTTCCCCTACAGTTGGACCAGTAGCACCTGTCCTTGCCCACGCAGCTCCATCTAACACACCACTTACAGACAACCTATCCTCTTTCTCAAACTCAAAGATTCTAGTAGCTAAGTCTTCGCCTGTTAAACCTTTTTGATATAGTTCTCTATAAATAATTAATGTTTCATCTGTAGGGTCAACACAACCCCACACTACTGCAGATTCTGCTGCATAACCATAGTCAATTCCTTTTACTCGAACCCAATGCCTAGGTAAATCAAAAGGTTCAACTACATGATTATCATAATCAAACTCTGTGAATGCTGCACCTTCAGAAACATCCCAGTTACCTTCTAGTAATTGTTTTCTTTGTACAGCAGGTAATGATTGTAGCATCTGCTCATACTTACCATCTTCAGATAGATAAGGGTTATCTTCTAATCTAGCTGGTATAAATTTTCTTGTTATTTTATCTTGTCCTGTAAAACTTTCATTTGGTGGAGCTGGGTCTAGATACCTTTTCTTAACCCAGTTTCCTCCAACTCCTCCAGGGTTTGCAGTACACCGAATGTAGCATTGTATTGCATTATTAGTTGTTCTCAATCGTGATTGCAAGTATTGGAGTGGGAACTCTGTTGGATACTGAGTTAACTCATCAATACCTATCCAGGTATATGATTGTCCTTGGTATCTATAAACATCAGCATCTCTATCAAGGTAACCAAACTCCAATGAAGCTCCTGAAGGGAATCTCCATATCTTTTCGACTTCTCTAAACTTAGCACCCTTAAAAGCTTTAGGGTACAACTCTCTAGACTTATCTATTAGTTCTCTTAATTCTGGCATTGACTTTCTTAACAGTAATGCTCTATGTTCTTTAATGTGCATAAATCGTAATGGGTCTACTAACATAGCATACGATTTACCACCTCCAGCAGAACCACCATATAATACATCTTGTTCAGGTGCTGCTAGAAAATCTGTTTGAGGTCCTATGTTTGGTTTAAATACTATTCTTTCTTTTTCTTCTTCAATGAGTTTTTTAACAGGACTAGGTAAGGTATCAAGCCTGTCTTCTTCGATAACCAAACCTTTCTTCGTTTCTTTATTTGTTTCTGCATTTTGTACAACCTTTAGAGTTTCTTTTTTATCTCGAAGTCTTCTTGTCTTATTCTCCAAGTTCTTTTTTAATCTAGCTATTTCTTTCTCTCTAGCCTTAACTGCTTTTCTTGAAGCAAGTTTAGCTTTATGAGCCATGCTATAGTTATATTGTCTCTTTGGTTTCTCGTCAGTCATTCTTACTTAACAAACCTTTTAGTTGTATTACTGGCTCTGGTTTATCTTTGTCTATGATTTTCTTTAAACCCATAGCTGATAACTTCCTGCCTGTTTGATGTTCTAATATTTCAACTGCTCCTCGTAAACTAAAAGCACCTGCTTTAACACCATCTTTCATTTCTTTTAATGCTGATACTTCTTTATCAACAATCTCTAGTGTTTTATTATCTTCACCTAACTTATAACCAAAAGGAATAGTCGAACTATTTCTCTTCATCATCTATTTCAACATCCTCTGCATTAGCATCTATTAATTTTTCTTTAGCAGGTATAATGAATATTCCTGATGCTGCTGTATGCGTTACATCAAGCTTATCTCGTTTTGCAATACCTACTCTATCCAACAATGTTTGAGCTGCTTGTAGTTTAGCATTAACTTGTGGTATAGGGTCATCACTTTCTAATATCTCCACTAGTTTCTGACTAGCTCTTGGAGCTGACTTTGCTAGAATCTTTGTGGCGACATCTACAATCTCATCCTTTAGGGAATCAACAACATTAGACTTTGAGCTGTCAGCATACCCTGCTTCTCGTAGAGCTAGGTTTATATCACCTTTAGCAACACCACCGAGGGCTGTTAGAAAGCTTTGTTGTTGGTCTGTTAGTTTTCTTTGTTTGTTTTCTGAATTGCTTGGTAGAAAGTTATTGTTCATGTATTCATTATAACAAGTTTACATCTAGTTGACAACATTTATTTTTATTTAGAGTTGACAAATGCAGAACACATAGTATAATATATATGTAGCCTCTCCAGAGGGTCAAGCATATAAGTCTATCTGGAGCAGTCCAGCAATATAGCAAGTCTCTTAGTTAATCATTAAAGCAGGGCGAGTCTATCTAGTTTACACCTAAAGCTGTTCATTTTGTATAAGCAGTATATATATACCCCCACCACCCCCCCATGGCACATATGTACCCTACCTTAGAATGCGTCTAATTAGCAACTAAAAATATATATCTATAAAATATAACTAAATATCTATAACTATCTTTAAATATCTTACTAGTTTACAAAGATATTAAGATTATAAAGCTTTATAAAGATAAACTAAAAACCCTCACACAATCTATAAAAATCTCAATCATACCAACACTAATAATAATATTTCAATACCATTAAAAGACTTGCTATATCTCAAGCTTAACAACTAAGAATTTTTGAAACTGGGCGTGGTCGTATTGCTTTTAATCTCACATTATCTTTTAATATCTTAATAAATTAATTGTGTATAACTCTTATTTATTGCTTGACTATTTCTAATTGCTTGACCTAGATTTTAGGTTGTTTTTACAAATTATATTTAATATTTAAGCATTAATATTGTTTTAAAACTTTTATATTTTTATATTTGATTTGCTTTGCTTTGCCCAAAATCACCTAATTTCACCTAATATTTATTTTGTACAATAGTGTCGCACCCTAAATCAGCTATTATTCTTATATATCAAGGCTTATTTAAGCATCAACTAAAAGTTGTATTTGCTATTTAAATTTATTAATTTTATAAGGTGGCATGATTTTAAATTTTAAAAATTTTACAAATATAACAAAGCATAATTACAAAGCTTATGGAATTCAGAATAATAAAGAATTTAGAAAATTTAAATCTAGATTAATATCAGATTTAAAAAATAATTCTTTAATGTTAAATAAATATTACAAGCCTGTTAAGTCTAGCATTTACAACCGAATTAATATGAGTGTTCAAGGTGGTAAATCTAAAAATGCTAGATACAACCATAGCTTGTAAGCCTAGATTTTAATTAATCTAGATAATATAAACCTAGCTTTTAATTAAGCTAATCAACTGGAGGTTGAATAATGGATGATAAAGATAAAAATATTATGATTAATAAAATAGATGTAGCATATAGAGAAATTGAAAATTTAGATTATCAATATATAATTATGAAATCTATTTTAAAAAACTTTAATGATAAGCAATTAAAAGTTATTTTAAAAGGTACAAAAATGGCT